AGCAACTTAGAACGCCAAGCAAAAGCCAAGGGCCTGAAAGCTGCCGTCAGACTTAACGGGACCAGCGACCTGCCTTATGAGCGCTACAAGTTAAGCGGGACCAAGCGACGCGACAGCGACAAGAATATCATGGAGATGTTTCCTAATGTGCAGTTCTATGACTATACAAAATTAGAAAATCGTATTGTCGGCCAGACGCTACCGGCTAACTATCACCTGACGTTCTCACGTGCTGAGGATAATGATCATAAATTGGAGGATGTGTTGAAGCACACCAGCGCGGCCGTTGTGTTCTCTGGCGAGCTGCCGGAGACGTGGCGCGGCTATCCGGTTATTGATGGTGATGAGCATGATGCGCGCTTCACGGATGCTGGACCGGGGGTCATTATCGGCCTGACCGCTAAAGGCAAAGCCAGACACGATAGCAGCGGCTTTGTGGTACCATCTGAAATACTGAATTGATGCGGGGTCTTATCCTTTCTTCCGCAATTGATCCGGGCCTTACCTCTAGAAGAGGTAAGGTTCGACGCTTCCCGAACCAGTTTAGAATGATTCTAACGCGCAAGCACTCAAGCGCGCAAGCGCACAAGCTGCTTGACAAAGAGTCTTATATATGGGATAAAGTGATAACAATTAACAAAAGGATAACACATGCCAATGAACTACAAAGACAACTTCGAAATGTTACAAAAGCAACACAAAGCTCTGGAAGCGAAATACAAGAACCTGCGCGGGAGCGTAAGCTTTATAACTCAGGAGCTACGGGAGCTGCCGGCGGAAGAAGACGGCTGGGCCCACGTGTCAAGCTTCGGCATCTACATGCAGCTGCTGCAGGCACTGATGGGCGCGGCGCCCCCAGAGCCAGAAGCCAAACGCTTCAGGCTGGATGCGGAAGGACCGCGCGCAGCCAAGTAACGGACCGGGGCCTTCGGGCCCCAACCCCCTATACAATTAACGCGCAAGCGCTCAAGCGGCAGGGCTCAAGGGCGCAAGCAGCTGGGGCTCAAGCTCCGCGGGACTCAAGGGCGCAAGGGCGCAGGCGCGCAAGCCATGGGTCGCAAGCTCCCGGACCATGGATCCTGGACAAAGTATTAGGGAGCGCGGCGCGTGGGTCTCAATCAAGATGAACGTGTTGGTGGGGTGTTTGATATGGAAGCCAATTTGGTGTGGTGATAGAGCAACTTTATTACTTTTCGTTACTTTTAGTTCGACTGTAAAAAATCCAGTGTTCTCAGTATAACCAACTAGATCAGGAAAGCCAAAACTGGCCCAAGACTCTACTCTTGTCCAGGTAATATTAGGTGTATATTTCTTGACACGTTGCCAAAGTTTAGATTCGGGTTTCAAAGTAATTACTCAACGGTAATAACGCATCTATATTTTTCTTTTGCGCCTATAATTTTGTTCTCAATTAATTTAATTTCTTTAACATTAAATTCTTTTTGCGCTGGACTTCTCCCCTCTGGAAGCACAAGCATTACTCTTGCGTCAGCACCAACAGGGCTTTCACAAAACTTTTCCAGTATTTGTACTAGAGATTTAGTAGTATAGTGTAGATAGCCAGATCTTAATTGTTTATCCATCGGACCATATCTAGATTCTTTTTTCATTAGTTACATCTCCTGCCTTGGCCTTTATATTTTTTATATTGTCTACGTTTATGTTTGTTTTTAGGTTTGGATCTAATACTATTACCAATAGATGTTCGTTTAGGTGGGCCAGCAACGTGCTCTGTGTGTAGCTTGGCTTTTCTCACTCAGCACCTTCGTCTGTGTTAAATGTTTTGTAAGGTTCTTTTGTTGTGTCATCAAGTACAGTAAACTCACCGTTGATTAAGACTTCATTCTCTTTGTATATCTTCTTCATCTTATTCTCTAGCTCTTCGATAGACATGTCTTCTAGTTTGCCAGTGCGTATTATTTTTTGTTCAATGTAGAGTCCTGCTGCTTTGCCTCGCGCAACTTCTGCATTTGTAGCTGCCGAGAACGCTCCCTTTGCCAAAGCCTCTTGGCGTATGCGACCGAGTTCTGTGATATGTCTCTCAAAACTAACCTCATATTTCTTTTGGATTTCTGACCTGAGCTCGCCAATATACTTAACAACAAGGGGGAATTTATTCGGGTTACGAAGTTCAGAAGCGCGGACATGACACGATCCCTCAGCATAGCCAGCTTCTTTTGCACATTCTGTAGGTGTTTTACGTCCTTCATTATAAACCAATAGCTCGCAAAATTTCTTTTGTTGTTCTGTTAATAGCTTGGGTAGTCCCATGTAGGTAAATATAAGTAACTTTACTAAAAATTACAAGTTATTTTATTATCTTATCACAATGCTTGACACCGGTTTGATCGGTTTTCATTTCGCATTGTTCTAATGTGCAAGTGTATTGTACTTGATTACCGGAATTACGCTCAGCCAGACGCTTAGCTGTGAGGCACGTACTGATATTATCCTGGTGATACCAACCTTCAATAGTTTTGTTGCCGCCATCATAAACGTACAAACTAAGTATAATAACTGTCTCAATGATTCCCATTCTTTCGCTCTTCTAGATCTATTAATCTCTCTTCATGAAATTGTATAATCATATCGTTTTTTAATATCATAGGTATCTCTCCTTCCATCTGTTCTTTAAGTTTTTCTGTAGCTTCAGCCAGGTACTCAACCAACATGTAAAGTTCTTGTATCTGTGGGCTAACCATGTCACCTTTTGGCACACCTTCAATAAAAGTATTAGCAGCTTCTATATCTTTTTCCATAAGCTGTAATGTAGTCTCTATGGAATTTAATCTTTCAACAATTGTAAAATATGACATCGTGCCGATTGCAACAGCCGCTAGGATGGCTAAAAGGTTGCGCGCCGGTAACGAAATCTGTGTCGAGTCTGAGAGCTTCATTACAATAACGGATTATCTAATGATGCTTTTAGTTCATCTATCTTTGCATCAAGAAAATTTATCGCTGCATCATTTATTTTTATGTCAGCTTTTAAACCTTCTAGTTCTTTTATGATGCCTGATAAGTCTACAGTCTCGTTGACTATAAATTCTTTGTCTTCTAGCTGTGCTATACGGTTGTTGAATTCACCCCAAGCCATAAAGCCGCCACCGATGGCGCCAATGACACCAAGTAGTGCTGCATAACTAGCTAATTTATTGAATATTCCTTGCATTTAATAACTCCATAAGATTTTTATATGCATCGCTAGTTTTTTTCTTATGCTTAATCATTTTAATCTGATGTTTCACAACTGGATCTGTACCTGCAATGCTTGGCTGACTAGCATATATGTTTTTGTCATAACTGGCAAGACTGACCTGCATGAAGAAACTAGGGTCGCCGCTAGGTAATTGGCGTATATCAAACAAAGCCGCATTGGTGTTAAAATAACTAGAAATATCAGCTTGCTCTGCTGTCATTTCACGAGATACAAACTCATTAATTACGTCTAGTGTTATACTAACTCTTTGCATTTCATTTGATACTTTATCTTGTATAGCTTTTTCTATAGCGGCGACCTTAATATCTAAATCGACTTCCACTGGTTCTGCAGATTCTGGCTCTGTTGTTTCTGCAACTGCTGTAGGCTCTGTTTCAATTGGTTCCTCGATTGTTTCTTCTTGTTCGGCAACTTCTGTTGTCGGTTCTGGTTCGTTTGCAACAACGTCTTCGCTACCGGGTTGTTCTTCAACTTGTTCATCTACTATCTCCTGTTCGACCGGCTCTTCTTGCACTTCTTCTATTGCCGGTTGTTCGTCTATTGGTTCTGGTTCTTCCTGGACCATAGCTACCTCTTGTATTTCTTCCATTGGTTCTGGCTCTGGTTCAGGTATTGGTTCAGGTTCTGTTTCTATTACAACTTCTGCATAAGCTTCGTCAATAAATTCTTCTTGCATTTCTTCTGTAAAAGTTTCTACAAACATTTCCTCTTCCATAACTATATCTTCCATGTACACCTCCTCCAGCGGAGGCAGTTCACTAAACATTTCTAGTGATGGTAGTTCGTTGTAAATCTCTACATTAGAATCATTCCAATCTATCTCCATGCCCATGTCAATAGTTGTTTCAGGAATGTATGCCAATTCAAACTCTTCGTAATAGTCAGGCTCAAAGTAATCCTCTTCAAAAAAAAATTCATCAACTGACAAAATTTCAAAACTATCATCAATCTCTATGTCGTCATCAAACTCATCATTAAATGAGTATTCAATATCTATTGGTATAGGATTATATTCAATAATTTCTTCAGGTAATACAAAGTCTGCAATAATTGTATCTAAGTCATTTATAATTTCTTCTACTGCTTCTATTTCTTCTTGTCCTGGACATGTTGGTGGTGTCTGCTGCCAACAATAAGTTATTTCGCTTATAGTTGTACTAGACAAAGCTGTATAGTCTATCTTGGCTGATGGGTCTCGCACATCCACGCCGGCGTGGCCTCCGTTATATCCTGCTTGGTTGTCGTTTATAATATCAAAATCAAATCTATAAGTTGCTGTGCCGTGTGTCATGTTAGGATCAGGGTTTACTACTAAAGTGTTACCGTATGGATTTACCTGATAACTAGAGTTTGTTGTGTCCTCAAAAGTTGTGCTCTGTGTTGTGGTGTCGATACCATTACTAATAGATTGAGTCATGGTAACCGTAGATTCTATTTGGTTCCACCACCTTATTTGTGCATCAAAGTTAGATGTAAAACCTAATTTTAATTCTTCCAATGAAACATAATCTTCTGAGTTTATTGTAGTCTGTGCATACTTGCCGTCTTTTCCTGTTAACCAAGTTGAATGATTAAGATCAGAGTTATCGGGAAACATAGTACCATTCCAAGTACCATCAGAAAAATCTTGTGATATTAAATTATTACTAGTTACAGGATTACCTGTAGTCACTGTGGTGACTGTAGTAAAATCGCCCTCGTTGGGTGTGTTGGGAATAACTACAACGGTGTCTGCAAAACTACTTGTTATAATTAATCCGATTGCCGTTGCCGTCGGTAATAATTTGTTCATCAGGGTTAGCCTCTTGTTCTGCTTCTATTGCAATTTTATTGTCAACTCTCTCCATGTATCTTAAAGCTTTAGTATACTCCTCATAGTCAGGTCTTTGTTGGTCATACTTGTTCCATTCAGCTAGAGCATCTTTACCAATTTTTCCTTGGAAAGGACAGGGCGTGCCGGCCATAACCATGCTTTGAAATACTCTTGCGTCTTGGCACAAGATAGCTACTGCTGAAACTTTCATATTAAAGTCAAACAAAAGTTTAGCTAACTTCATACGTTCACAATTCATATCACGTTTTGTAATACCTATGCTGCCACCTATTAATGGTTTTTGTATTCCTATACCAACACCAACAGTACATAAATCTTGAGACATAGCAGAAATACCAGGAGCAGATGCTGAAGGTACTGTTCTAGTGTCTCCTGGATAAGAGTTATTACTATTGTTTGTAGTATTGTTTGTAGTGGTAGACTGTGAAGACCCAGTTTGGTAGTTTGTGGTGGCTTCACTATGATATCCGCCTGTAATAGCGGTATTGCTAGATGATGATCCAGAAGTTACTTGATCATTTGTTGTTGATCCTGCACCAGTGACGTCTGCGATAGCAGAGTCCATCATACATCCCATTAACCAAAGAAAAAACACCAAAGGTGCTATAATAATTAAAATATTTTTCATGTGTCCCCCGACAAGTTTAAATTAACATTTCCACCTTCTTCTAGCTTGTCTGATTCTAGAGTTAGGATCGTTTTTAGTTTTTGCAGAACTGTTTCTTAATTGACCTGCAGATCTAGCACAATAAGATTTTCTTCTTTTTGATGCTTTACTGCCTGCCTTAACTTTACCAGTTACTGCTGTTTTAAGTTTGCTGCCAGGATTGGCTGCTCTATATGCACGTACACCTTTAGCTGTCATACCAGCACCAGACTTTGTCTTGCGATAGTTTGCGCCTTTACCTGTAGTGGTTTTTGGTATGCTCCCCCGAGACATAGCCATAGTATTAAGCTTTCTTTGCTGTCTTAGCTGAACGTCTTAATGCTTTATCTGTTACTGTACCTTTACCTTTACGGCTAGTGCCTTTTTTCTTGGCTCTATTCATGTAATAGTACAAACCTTTTTTAACAGTACGACCGTCTTTAGTTACATGTGTGTCTTTACCTGCAGAGCCACCTTTTTTCATTCCTTTAGGTCCTGCTGGTTTACTTGCAGAAGAACCTTGTGCTCCAGGTTTTTTAATTACACCTTTAGCAATAAGAATATCCTTCTTAGTAACTTTACCGTCGCCTGACATATCAGGAAAACTTTTCTTTTTAGCTGTGCCACCACGTTTCATTCTTTTTTTCATCATGCCACCGCCCATAGCTTTAGCTCTTTTCTTTTTAGCTGTG